CAGCAGTGTCTGTTTTCCGTAACACCAATTGGCCTTCGGCCTTAACTTTCGTGGCGCCGGGAAGGATAGTCGCCGCCCCGGATACAAAGGTATAAGTTGCGGAGGTATGTGGGCAATCTTGACCGCCGACGGCCCAAACAAAAATCAAATCTTTCGTGCACACGCCTTTTCCGGCCGCCTTACATTTCGTAGACACCGTTGCTGTACATGCCGGATCGGTTATACCTACGTCTCCCGTATATACCAAGTCCGGAGGTCCGGCAGAATTGGTAAGTTTGACCGCAAGGTCTTCGTTGGCCACATCTTCTAAACTCATAAATCCACCGTAAAATTACCGTTAATGTCCACTTGGCCTGTCGTATACAGCGTAATCACCGCTTGCTTCGCCCCGCCCGAGTCGAACGAATATAGAATTTTCTCCCCATCTGACGCGGACGGAGTCACTTCGTCATCCATCGCCACCGCAACTTTGTACGCCGGCGCCAAGGTAAGCACTATAACTCGGGCGCCAACTTGTGGCGCGGAATCATCGCCCGGGGCTCGAAACTGCTCAATCGACTGCACGTCTTCAGAGTTCGTCATCTCCACCTGTAGCATACGGACAGTATCATCGCCGTCACGATTCGTCGTTAGCTCGCTACCTACGACGGTCCCAATGTCAATTCCTAAAGCCACGGTTCGTCGATCTCCCCTCCAGTGTACACCTCTGGCGGAACTAGCGTCAAAATCGCGGTTGTTCCGTTCGCATCGAAAATATATTCGACAGACTTAATTAAAAAATCAAATCCGTTCGGCACAAAAATTGTTGGTGATTTGACCGTAACCAGTGTATTTTCGCGCCATAAGTCCCCATCGGCGGTATACCAACTCGAAACCGGGAATGGGATCGTCAAAGACTCGGCTACCTGCTTAGACCGCCGCCATTCCGCGACCGATTGGATATTTCCGGCCGTCGCATCGTGTGCGCGGAAAGTCTGAAATCTGGATTTCGGCACCGTCTCATCCTTGGCAACTGCCTCTAACATATTTGTGCCGCCCTTTTTCCTCATCTTTTTCGGTGTCGGACAGATGGCGCGATACGAATTAAACCGCTTTCGCCCGTCGAAGCTGGCCTCGAGAGATTGATACGGTGGAAACTCCTCCTCTAACACGCCCGCCGGGGGGGCAGTCGTGGTCTGATAAAAAATCACCTCGCCCTTAATCGTCGAAGAAATTAACACGCTCCGCTGGGTGGCAAGCGTTGCAAGATGTTCGAATATTGTATCTTCCGGCTCTGCTGTGATTCGGTCGAACGCTTCGCCCTCATCCACCTCAAATACAGTTTTCAGGCCCAGGGGCTTGAGAAGATCTTCGGCCCGTTGCTTAAGCGTGAGCTTAGCTTTCTCCGGCGGTATATTAGCGGACAAAGTCGAGTCGGCACAATCCGCCGTCAACGAATAGCCCTCCAGCACCAATACATTGCCGTCGGGAGATAATTTCGGCCGGGGGTTATATATGCGGCCGGTAATAACTAGATATTGTCCGACGTACACTTTTACATCTTGATACCCGTAGGGTTTAACCAGCTCGGTAAAATCGGCGTCTGTCGGATCCCATAACAGCTCAGCCGTAAAGCCGTCGGTTACAGTATCCATCGTGCGGAGTACTCGTCCGCTCGTGCAAATAACTTCAGTATTGTTGATGATTACTGTGAAATCCTCCGGGTCTTTCCCGGGCAACAGCTCGTCAGATCCAGGTAACCCCAACTCCTCGAGGACATCAGATTGTAGAGTGTCCGGAGGAATTTGTAAAATCTCGCCGGGATAAATAAGATTTGGGTCGCCAGACCTCAATGACGACTGATTAGCCTGCCAAATATCCCGCCATTTTTTCGGGTCGCCATACGCCTGTTTCGCGATACCGGTAAGCGTATCTCCGGATACTACGGTATACGGCGCCCCTGGTATAGCTCTAGGCATAGATTAAAATCTCTCTTCCCGCCGGGAGCATATAAATTTCGTCCCCAGATAGTTCGTTCGAGCGAATGAACAGATCTAAATTCGAATCATTCTCGCCAAGGCCGCCGTACTCTTGCACCGTGATGTCTACCGGGGACCTCGGGCGGTCAAGAACTATCGTACGCTCAATAGCAAGATCGAACGACGAAATCAGCAAAAATTCGACCGTCTTGGCTACAAGTTGCGCCGCCTGCGAAAAAGTTTGAGGTTGCGAAAAATACTGTAAATCTACCGCACGCTCTTCGAAGAGCTCTTGCGTCGTCTCCATGTTTAACAACAACGTATCAAACGCGTCGGCTATTCTCTGGGCCGCCTCAACAGCCTGTGGTCTCGTCTGGATAGGGGCTTCGGTTGTCACTTCAAAAACCGTCCCAACAGACGGGCGACCGGCCAGTGCCGCGGTGATCCCCGACGATGCAATCTTGGCTCGAGCTACTGTATTCGACAATAGCGCCAATTCGGAAATAATTGAATCGTTTCTGCGCCGGTCGTTTGCCTGCGACGGTAGCGCATCAAAAAATTCCTCGTCCAGGTCGTCATAATAATCCAAGCGAGAGTTTATGTCATTATCCGCTAAGAGCGGGGTTTGCGTAAGATTTTGAATTTGGCCCGCAAGGGACCGCACTTGCAAAACCGTCGCGTTTAATGTATCCTGGATGCCGTTATTGATCGCCAGCATGGCGTCATTGACCGCATCGACCGAGGCAAATAGCGGTTCCATGACCGCATCCGTTAGATTTGCTATACCATTAGTAAACGTATCAATACCCGTTCGAAGCGCCTCGGTAGCATCGTTTAGGCCCTCGACAAATTGGTCAACAGCAGACGCGTTAAGCTCATCACCGAGGCCGTTCAGTGCGCCGGCCGACCCGCCTGTTCCGGGGGCCGGTAGCTCCACAGGTTCGATCCACTCGGTATCAATCGTTACGATACCGCCGTTGGAAACCGGCTCGTTATTTTCTCGCAACGAAATAAGTTGTAAATCTAAAATCCCATACGTGGGGTGCTCTACAGTCCAGGTTCCGCGTTGTTTTGCTGACTCGAAAAAGCCTTGCGCGTCCGTATCGCAGTTGTCGCCGTCGAAATGTATCGGAATGGAATACCGCGTTGAGTTGACGTCCAGGTCCTGCACCACATTCCCGGCGATGCGCGGATAGATGAAAATTCCTAATTTTTTAGCCGCTTCCCGGCTGTCGCCCGTCCATTTGGCTGTATATTCGTCTCCATCGGGCGACGTAAGTGAGATGCTATCTCCGAGGCGCTCTTTCCAGTTATCCGCCCCGCCTAAAAAGGTGTCAACAATGTCGTCAATCAAGCTCATGGATTAGACCCCAGCATCTCAGTTTTAATTGGCGGTGCTCCCGGCGTACCTTTGGATGTGACTTCGGTGCCTTTCGGCGCGTTCATAAATTTTACGCTCAACTCTTGTCTAATTTGTTGTCGCTGCATCTCGGCCCGTTGTGCGGCAGATGCCCTGACCGCGGAATCTTCGGCCGGAGATTTGAATCCAGAAAACGGATCAGCGTAGAATTTGTCGAACGCTTTTTGCTGTGGGGTGCGCAACAGCCCCGATTCGGTGGCATGTACCAGCGGTTTCGCCCTAGCTCCTCCGGCGGGCAACTGCGGAGTTTTCGCAAACTGTTTCAACGCATCGCCGGCCTCTTTAATTCCATCTCGAATTCCGGCCAAAAATGAGATGGCCCCAGAAGTATCGATGTTAAACAAGCCTCCGAGTTTTTTAGCGCCCTCAATAATTAAATTGAGTACGGAAATAAATCCGTCCCGTATGCCGAGCCAAACAGAATCGAAAGCTTGTAGTATCGTGCGGGCCAATGATGTCAACCCGCTTGTTATATCTTCTACCAACCAGCCAACAGCAATTTTTAAATCGTTCCAGTTTGTCGTTACTGTGTAAACCGCGGCAGCAACTCCGCCCACTGCGGCGGCGATAGCGAGCACCAATGGATTTAATCCCGCCACTGCCAAGGCTGCTTTTAATCCGCCCATGCCGGCCAGTACTTTCATAAATTTGACTAGTTGGATAACGGATAGAACTATACGTCCGATTTTAATTGTAGCCACGGCAGCCCCCAAACCCAGGAGCGCCCCACGATAATCTTTTACAAATTGCACGCCGCCCTTGATCAAATCAACTAGCTCTTTTATTACATCAATCGTCTTTCTGATGCCGTCAATAATCGGTTGTGGGTCGAAATTTCTAATCGCCTTAATTACTGTTTCGATTCCGCCGGGTATTTGTTTTTCGAACGCCTCATAAACCGCAAATCCAACATCTATAGCGGCCGAGCGTAGCAGTTTAAGCCGACCGCCCAAAGATTTGCGCATAAACTCGGCCATTTTTTTCGACGTTCCGCCAGCTCCCGCAAGCGCCTTTTCGAATTTTACCAGTGCATCTGTAGCGCCGTCCATGGATACTGATGCTCCAGAAACGGCGCGCTTACCAAATAAGACATTTAAAGCCGCGGCCTTCTGAGCTTTACCCATACCCTCCATTGCTTTTTTAAGTTCTTGCATGATAACAACCGGATCGCGCAAATCATTAGACGCGGTTCTCAGTTCTATGCGCAAATCTTTAAACAATTTAGTTGCGGCTTTTGTTGGCGCGGCCATGCTGAGAAACATAGTTCGTAATGCCGTTCCGCCCAAAGATCCTTTTATGCCGGCGCCCCCTACAAAGGCGGCTATCGCTCCGAATTTCTCTAACGAGACTCCGGCGGTATTGGCAATTGGGCCGGCCATTTTGATCGTTTCGAACAGATCTTCCATGTCAATATTAGACATGTTGACCGCTTTGGCCATAACATCATTTGTTCGAATTAAATTTTCTAAATTCTTAGTTGCGTCGTCGGATTTAAGGTTAAACGCCCCCATAACATCAGTTGCAATATCGGCCGCTCTAGCAAATTCCATCTCGGATGCAGTCGCTAAATTAACAAACGACGGAAGCGCTTTCATGGCAGCGTTCGCTTCCCAGCCGGCCTTTGCTAAAAACCGTAAACCTTCCGCGCCTTGAGCACCCGTATATTCTGTCGTGGCCCCAACTTCGCGGGCGGTTTGTTGGAGGTCTTTAAAAACCTCGCTTTCGCGGTCAAATACGCCGAATTTAGCCGAAGCGGCCGTAATCGCGTCATCAAATTGTATAATTTCGTCTGTCAACCCGGCGACGCCTTGCTGGAGTAACGAAAAACCTTTGCGAATTGCGCCGGCCACCAGGATTCCGCTGACAACGGATTTGAATCCGCTCGCTGCGCGCTTGGCCTTATCGAAAGATACGCCAGCGATTTTTCCGAAATTACGAGCGGATAAGCCCATGCGTTTTAAATCCTTAGACATTTGGTCCTTGGATTTAAAAGCGGTGACTACAACAAAATCAGGCATCAGCTAGCGCATCTTTCTGGGCTCGGTGTATCGCTTCGGCAAACGAATTGTAATATTGCATTTTCGAAAATCTCATCCGCTCGATTTCGGAGGGCTGAATCCCTATTTGTATCAGGTTCCCGATCAGCCCGTTTAGCCGGGATCCTATATCTGCAAAAACAAAAACCCAATCGCTTCAGTAATTCCTATATCGGCGCCACGAAGATTGTAAAAAAGCTTTACATTTTCGTGCGACAAAGCGGCTAAGCCGTGGTACATTTCAGCGGTTTTGCTCATATTTTTAGCGGTCTTGACGTTGGCGCGACTGGCCCCCGTGGCCTCGTGATATACGATTTCAGTCACGCTGGAACCCTTGGGCTGTATTTTGAATTTCTGAATTAACACCAGCGTCTGACCGCCATCATCTAGGCTGCGCTCTTGTACCTCGAGCAGCCCTTGGCGAAACGCTTTAACGAGTTTGCGCAGTACAAAATCAACCGCTTTCGGCGTCTCCGTGTCGGCAACGACCGCCCGCGTTTCGTCTAAGTCAATCCCGTACCAATCACAAAATAGATCAATCTGGGCTTGTGCCGCCTCTTCACTGATTAGAAAATCTGCTGACATTGAAAATCCCCTTTATTTCACCGGTCGCGCACCTTACGCGATAAACGAAGACCACCGCTGTGACGGCAGTATAGTTATTGATGTTCGGTTTTCTTCCGATTCGTCTGACTCAATGTTAAACGTACCTTTAGTTTTGAGAATGGTTCCGCTCGCATACTCGATAGAAAAGGTGACAAGGTCTAGTTGATCGGCAAATTCGATCAAAACTTCCTTTTCGGCCCAGTTTGTTGCAAGAACCACACTTTCAACCTTCACAATCCGACGCATTTTCTTGAGCATCGGAGAACCGGACGTCGGAATCATGTCGTTTTCGAATTCGTTTAACAGCCCGGAAAGATTGGCGTCGCTCATCACGTCAAACGATATCCCGTCAATCGACAATGATCTAACTGATCCTGAAGTACTCATTGTCTACTCCTTTACAGCAATACCGTGATGGCGGTATCAAATTCAATCTGCGTGTCGATTATGCCGCATTCCCCGGAGAGAATTACAGGCACGATGGAATCAAAACCGGTAGTGCCGGTTCGGATTTGCACGCTGATATTTGGGATGGTGTAATCGTCAACTTCGTAGACCCAAGCGTTATCTCGGAACGAATTGACCAATGCAACCAGGTCATCCTTAACGGATTCAATGCTCCGGGCCTTCTGTCGGTCAACGATATTGGCAACCTTCGCCACATCCTCCACAATCGAAACGCCTTCCCACTTCGTGCTGCGAAAGTTGTTTTTGAGATTGTAAAGCATATTCTGAATAATCGACACATTCCGCTGACTTGCGTATCCATTACTTGACGGCGGAATAGAATCGGGGCGGAAAAAGGTCAGAGTGTTTTGCATTAATACTGCTCCGCCTTCGATGATCGTCGGGCTGATGCCGCCTTGAACTGCTGTATCACGACTTGTGTAATTGCTAGTCCAGCGATCCGCCACTGCGCCCGGAATGAGGCCGGAAAGAATCTGCCAAATCGGAGACTCCTCTGCCCGGTTGTTGTTGAGTCGTGCCATAACACCCATAGCCAACGAGGCTACTTCGGCTGGATGATTGGGCGATCCGGGTACGGCAATCACGCCGCTAGTCCTATCGGTTTTTCGGCCGTCGGCTAGAGACACTAGGGCGCTCAATCCGCCGGAACCTGCCACAACATCCCCTACTAGGCTGCGAAACGGCCGAGCTACAGTCTTGCTGTAAAGACCGACTGCGGTATTCCCGTCACCGTTATACGTAGACAGCGCGTCCAGTGTGGTGGAATCCTGCAAATAACCGTGTACGATGTCAGTGTAATGATCTTCGTTTGCGTCGTCGCCGGTGCCGAGACCGTCAAGCGCGTCAGACATCGAGGGAGTACCGGTTCCGCCGGTCATGGCAACCACAACAGCCGAAATCCCGGCCGGAAAGGCTTCCTGGAAGCCCCAGTTAAAAGTAAGGCTGATTTTATCACCCCAAGGGCCGGTAGATTTAGCCGTGATGTCAACTTGATCCGTGGTAACTCCGTTAACTGCGGCAGTTACCGGCAGATCCGTGTCTGCTGTGATGGCCGCTACGAGTGCAGTTGCAACGTCATCAGATGTGTCGGCGTTCGCAACAGATGCCTCTACTTTGATACCTGCGATGTAACAATATACGGTTCCGGCCGCAGTAGCCGGACCACTGAATGTGATCGTCCCGGTCGCCTGGTTTCCTGCAACTTCGGATTGTGGCTGAACCCAGGTTTCCCCGTTGTTCGAGCCTAACATGTTTTGCTTCACGAGCCGATGGATCATGAATCCGGCACCGTAGGTAGCGGCAGCCTCTTCCGGGCTGGTTACCAGAGCGGGCACCTCATCGGTGATCGTGGTAATTGAGGGATCATAGGTCCCAATAATAAGCGTTTTGCGCGGCAATACTGTAGCCACCGTCCCAAAAGGTTTGTTTATGGCACTTGCGCCAACGGCGGCCGCGCGAGATGAAGAGACTAGCGGCATGGTTCGTTACTCCTTTGGTTGTTTAAAAATTTCGCGTATCCTGCTCAGCACTTCTGGCTGAACAAAAGATAACGCCAGTTCGTTAATCATTTCGCAGTCTTCTGCGGAAAATTCAAATTCATCAGCGTCTTTAATCCTCTTCGCCAGTTCATACCGTCGAAGGCGCTCATACCCATCAATCTCTTGATTTGGAGAAACCAGGAGCTGACACAAGGCCATACCAACGGTTAAAGATACCGGTTTCTTTAGACGATTCGATTGGCCGGGGTCCAAGATAGGCGAACCAAACAAATCTAAAATTTCTTCTTTTGCGTTTACTTTCATCGTTTTCCCCTTTGCGAAAGCATTAGCCGGTTACTGCGTTTAGATGTGCGATACATTCGTTTCGCGCCTGAGTAAACGCGGATTTCAGCTCATTTATTTGCGTTGGAGTTAAATTGTATTCAAAATCTACAGGACCCGGAACAGTGCCGGCCTCGTAAATTCGCACGAAATGAATCATTTGTGATACCAGCTTAGACGCGGCCTGCATGTGTTCCATATTTTCTGTCATCTATTACCCCAATCTGTGATAAATTCGTATGAATCCTCGATTATACGACGTCGCGTCGAAATCGTTGGAATCGAAAAACTGGCCGGGCATCCGGCTTAAGCATACGTTAGTTGAGTCAACACAATCGATTTGAGCAGCCAAATTCGAAGAATCTTTCCCAGCGATGTTAAAGATCTCATCATTATCGTCATTGCGGATATACGCCGTAACTGCCACAATGTCGGAAACCGCCAGTCCGTGCGCTACATTTTTCGATGTCGTAGAATCCATATTCCAATCGCCGATCTCAACCATCTTAATCCCGCACTTCACCCCATCCATGCATTCTAAAATTTTCGGTGAATGTGACATTTTTAAGCCTCATAATAATCCTAATAAGTATGATAAAATAAAGATAAAGTTACAGTCTCGCCGTCATTTGCGTCGGTAGCGAGAGCGCCGCGAATTCTGCTACCGGCCTCAACGATAGGCGTAATGACGTTTATCGATCGTAGCGCTCCGTCGGAGCCGCCCTCCCGTGAAAATCGGGCTCGAGCTATTTCAGTGTCCGAATCCCCGGCATACAATACTAACTCATAAACACCATTATCGGAGATCGCTTCCAAGCTGATAAAATGTAAATCAAAATCAGACGTAATTGTTCCGGCCGGTATAATTTGAGTTACTGTGCCTAAGGTCCAGGTGCCCCCATCATTAACCGCAGTCAACGTAATTCCGTCCGCCAGGGTTGGATATACTTGCTGCTCACTGTGAAAATGCTCATCTAGTATCTGTGCTTTATCAAACGCGGTCTCTTTTCCGGATATATGACTCATATATATCTCCTATGCCGCAACCACAGAGGCGCCGGTTGAAAGCGCAGACCAGTAGCAATAAAAAGTGATCGCGCCGCTATCTACTTGAGCATCCAATGTTAAAATAATATCATCGCCGCCACTGATTATATAATCTCGTCTAGCTCCTTCTGGCTCAATTACCGATGTTGGACTCCGGTCAATCCACAAATCATTGGCATCTAATTCTGTTGCTACTGTATTTACAATAATAGCGTCCGCATCCGAAGACGTGCCAAGTGATACGTTTGCGTTAGCCGCACTAGCTACATTTGTTTTGCACACCGGCAGTATCCGACAAGATACATCACCGGCAACTGTAAATAAAGATATGGTTCCAGTATCGTTGGAAAACGTTACCGTTTTAATTACCGGACCTTGCAAAATCGCCGGCGCGTAAGACATCAAACCCCTCCGTTAGATGATAAACCAGTCAGAGCCATCTGAATACAGTGAGTAGCTCTGATAATTAGTGTTGATAGTAAGAGTCGCGGCACCGTCTATGGTCTCCGAGCCCTCGGTGTCTATGGTGATATTATTTGTTCCGGCGTTTCCGCTGGCATCTTTGATGTGCACCACGCGGCCTGCTAAAGTCTGGGCAGTCATAAGCGTCAAGGAGGTGACTGCGGCCGTACCAGGATAGGTTACGTTGAGAATGTAATCGTCAGTTGCTAAATCATAAGTAGCCGCGTTGACTGTTGTTACATTATGCGTAACGCCCCCGGCCAGCTTTGTTGTTCCGGCGCCCTGGTTGATTACAAAATCGGTTTGATCGTGCGCGATCGAACCCCATTCGGTGGTGGATTGATTTGCCGAATGTATAAATATAGTTGGATTACTCTGGCCAGCGTGCGAAAAATCAAAATTACGATCAGCGATTTCCGCAACTAAAATTGTTCGACTGGTGCCGTCCACTCCGGCTAATATCGTGGGTACTGTTTGACTAGTCTTCCATACCGCAGCGAAAGATCCAATAATAAAATCGGCATCATTGGACATCGTAAGAGACCCACCGTCAAAATAAGCTGCTCCATCTACCTCCAATTTGCCGCTCACAAATAAATCATCATTAGTGGCGAAACTATGCGAAGTAGACCCGGCATCTCCAATCTGAGTAATCCCGGTGCCGTTCGGCAACAGCACTAGATCGCCGTTAGTTGTTGTCGTTATCGAGCCACCGCCGGTAAGCTGGAGATCTCCGGTCATAACCTGATTGCCATTGCGACCGACCGCCCACACGTCCGCGGCGCCGTCATTAATTACGAGGGGATCGGCCGAATTATCGTCGGTAATAATCTTCAAAACTCGAGCGCCGGAATTCCAGTTGGTCCCGTCCGCCTCAATGGTCATAACCGTAGCTGTGGACCCGGAGGCCGGAGTAGATTTAAAAGACGCTAATGTCCCACTTGTCGTCGTATAGCTTTCCGCGATAATCTGAGAGTCAGCCCCAGACATAGTCAGATCGCCGGTAAGCGTCAAATCGACCAAGCTGAGTGTGGCCGCCGAAGTGTATACTTGATCCCAAGTGATCGGCCCCACCCCGGTAAGCATCCACAGCGTGTCGTCGTCGTCTTGCTTCGCGAAATCATATAGTTGATCCGAGGACAGGGTAATTCCGGAACCCTCATTTGTGCCGGCTATTCGATTCGCAGCGTCGGGAAAAGTAAGATTTACCGGAGTGTGTATGCTACCTGGCGCAACCGCGCTATGTAATTTTGTTGCCATTTATGGAGCCTCTTTAACGCCGGCGCGCTCGGTTGCGTCGCCCTCGAATGTTAGCGATACGTCGTTGTCGTCAAATTGATATAATGTGGCAGATGGGACCGATTCGTCAATCTGGCAGGACACTCGCAACATACCTGTGAGCACTGCATGTTCTCCGCGATTGTACACGTCGCCTTTTTCGAAATCGGGGACCCAGCGGCTGCCTATTCGAAATCCGAGCCCTAGATCGATGTTAGGACCGGACATTAAAACCTGATATACGAGATCAAACAGCTCATCCATCGAATCGTTCACACGTTTTGACGCCGATTCGGATGCCGCCAAAGCGGTTGCTATTTGAGTAGGAGTGGACGCGGGATTTTCTAAAATTGTTAAGTCAACCCCAGCCGCACTGGACACTGTAAGCATGATCTCAAAGTCCATATGATGCGCGATTGGCCCGCGTCCGGAACCGGAGCGTGGAAATTCGCCTCGTTTGTAACGGACCTGGACGAGGCGTTCAGTGTTTCGAATTTCGTCCGAGGCTACATCTTGCTCTTGGTATCCTACAACGCGATATTGCCCCGATGCAGCAGCGCCCAATAACGACACAATGCCCGCGCTTATCGTGCGAAAATACATCGTCATGCCTGCACCGCTTTGCTAAGATACAATCTAATAAATCCAATAGACCCGCCATCTTGGCTAGCATGACCCAACAAAAACGTAGTGGTCGCCGCAGTCGATGATGGCGTTGTCGGAATCTTTACTGCCCACGTGCCTTTTTCATCCGGCAATGGCACTCGCGTAAGCGATGACCGACGCACGGTAACCACGGGCATGTGATCCAGCACTTCAATTCCAACCTCATCATACGCCCGAGTATCATATAAAATCTGCCCGTAGACGGCATCGTATTCGACACCGTCCGGGCTTATCAATATTACGGGCAAACCAAATTCATCAGAATCCTCAAGGGTTTCAGCTAAATCGGCCTCAATCTGTTCCCGGAGATTTGTCACCTATTTATATTCCTCGGGATATTTCTCACGAAGCCACTCTTGCAATTCTTTCTCCAAAGGCATTTTGAAAACTTTGCCGTGGGTGTACACGGTTTTCTCTTTGCCGGAGGGCTTTTTTCCGCTTTTCTTCGGCGCGGATTTCTCTTCTTTTTGCTCTTCTTTTTTTTCGCTCATTCCGCTACCTTCTTCTTCCGCGGGCGCCCGCGTTTACGCTTTTTTGGCTTGGGCGCCTCTTCTTTGGGTTCGTCCTTCGGTGCCTCGGGTTTCGGCGCCTCGGGTTTCGGAGCAGAAACAGTTACCCTCGGGATCTCCGGTTCGGCAAACGGTATGGGGGCTGGAATATCACCGTCGTCTAACACGATTTTGCCCGCGGCAACTAGTTCTGCGATGCGATCTAAACTTAAAATCCCGGAGGGGATCGTTTCATCTCGAAAGATAAAACGGCCCCCGCCAAGACCCAGGCATCCGTTGCCAATCCAACGCACTAGACTAATCCGTCCAATAGCGCGAAACAGTCAACATGAGTTGTCGCGTAAATAGGAGCCGACTGAGTCCTATGGGTTACAGTCGTATTGCTCATATTCGGATATGCATCAAAATGGAACATCCGAGCTTCAACCACAGATGGAGCTGATTTCATCTTGATCGTCGGAAGTGCATCGGGACCCATGCCAAAACGATCCATGTAAAATGCGCGCATGCGGGAATCCATGGGGAGAGTCTCGGGTGGACCGAAATAACGATCGCATCGAGCGTCACTTGAGAAAATCAACCCCTCATCTAGCGGCATATACGGCGTATATGTGCCGGAGCTATTGGTATAGCCCTCGTCATACGTAAATAACCAGAGCATCCGACCTTTGGGGGTCATGATCATTCCACGAGCATCAAAGCCGGAAGAAACCATAAATTGCAGCTTGGACGGGACCGGATTGTCTGGGCTTACGCGGATAAGGCCAATGCGGCGATTATCTGCGATCGTCTGAAAGTCCGTGTCATTAAGCGCGGCGGCCATAGCGCTAGCGCCAAGCACTAACACGTCAGCCCGCATATGGCCGTTTTGTCGAACGACATCACAACCGGAATCGATATCATCTAAAATAGTCGGAGACGCCGCATTCCATTTAGTTCCGACGGTGATAGTATTTCCGGCGTTCCTCCGGAGATCATATTGCAAATCTGCATCGGAGGTGCCGATAATCGCATCCTGTTTGCCGGTTCGTGCCATCTGAGACGCCAGTACTTCAAACATCCGCACAGAGCGGCGAGTGGTCTCTTTTAGCGCTTTGATGGCTAACGTTCTGAGTCTGCGCTCACGACTCCAGGGTGCATAAAGCTGCTCACCGGCTAGTCGCTTATTGAGCTGGCCGGAATCAATGTCGAAAAGCTCAATAGACAATGGATACACGCGACTCTGATTCGAGAATTTCTGCTCGTTCAGCGCTTCTTGCAGCGACCCGAGAGACCGCTGAATGCCGCCACGCGGTACGAGTGCAGCAATCCGCTCGTTACCGCGGATCACATCGATGTCCACAACTTCTGCGTCGTCAGAATATATAGTTTGAGACCCCGTCTCGGGGCGCCCGAATAAAGATTGAAAACCTGTCGGGACTCCTATAATGTCCCGCTCATCCCAAGCACGCGCCATGTATCGTTGATACGTGCTGATGCCGTCAGGCGTAGTTACCATAATTTACTCCTTATGCCTGGTGCGAGCTGATGTCACGGCTATCATTCAAATAAATACCGCGGCCTTGCAGCACTGCCTCTATGGTTTCCCCGCGAGCAACCACGACATCCGTCACGGCGAGTGAATTCTCGAGAGTTAACTGATTCTTATCAACAACGACGTTTCCGCCAACCAAGACCATCTGTCCGGTCACATCACCAGCAACCAGATCGGCCGCTGCAATCGCCGAGCCTACAAAAATCCCGGATGGGAGATCGGACCCGTCGCCGCCCGTGCCGGCAGTCGCGGTGCCGGTGCCGGTCAATCCGTTAAGATAACCCGCGCCAGAAATGTCAGTTCCTGCGCCGCCGCTGACTGCGGAAAGCACGGTTACCGAACTCTGGGTTCCGAGGGTGGGGCTATAAAAAGCCACACGAGCGCCGTCGTAAGTTACGAAAAAGCGACCGGCGGCCGCATCGTTAATGACGTCAGCCAAATTGCGGTCTGTTCCGTCGTCGCCGGTGCCCTGGGTGAGAGATGCGGCGAGGCCGTTCAAAAATCCAGCTCCGGAAATATCAGTTCCTGCGCCGCCACTCACCGCGGAAAGCACGGTGATGGTGCTGGTATCGCCACGTTTGTGGCTCAAGAACGCAATCCTGGATCCGTTATAAGTGCAGCTAAAACGCCCGGCTGCTGCGTCGTTAATGACGTCTGCGATGTTACGATCCGTGCCGTCGTCGCCGGTGCCTTGCACGAGAGTAGCGCTTGCGCCATTTAGAAATCCGGCACCAGAAATATCAGTTCCGCCGGAGGGAGCTCCGAGCACTGTGATAGTGCTAGTGTCGCCGCGAGTTTCGGACAGAAAGGATACAACAGTGGTTTTCGAGTCGTATACAGCCGTCACAGTGCCTAGAGCGGCGGAATTGATGGTGTCTACGATTTCATCAAGAGCGGCAATCGAGGAGAAATCCAATCCGGTAATATCTAGGGCTACGCCGTCAACCGTAATCCCAAATCCGCCATTGGTAACTGCCTGAAAACCCGCCAAGTTGGTTCCAAGCGCGCCACAAACAGCGGTTGCGCCGGTTGCGGTAGGAGCCTGAACTCCACTAAAATCAAGACCGGTAATGTCCATCGCAACGCCATCTACAGTAATTGCAAATTCGCCATCGCTGACAGCTTGGAATCCTGCCTCGTCGGTCCCGAGCGCTCCACATAGCGCCACGGCGCCGGTACGGGTTGGGGCTTCGATACCGGTAAAGTCCAGTCCGGTAATGTCCATGGCGACGCCATCTACGGTAACCGCAAATTCGCCGTCGCTGACTGCCTGGAAGCCCGCTTCTGCGGTTCCGGCAGCGCCACAAACCATTTTACCCTTAGTCAGAGTAGGGTCTACGCTAGTGAGAGGCACCCACTTGCGAGTGGCCGCTTTTTGCGCCACTACAGTATACTGCGCCAATGCGGCGGCCCGAGCAGCATCTTGCTCGAATGTTTCGCTGTCTTTAATCCGCCCATCGCCATCGCGATAAAACGGGATGACAGTGTTGTTTAGTTGATATTGTACTGCCATATTAATCTCTCCTCAGTTCCATCAGCTCGGCGTCGATGTCGGCGCTTGACCGCAATACGCCATCAGTGGACAGCTCAGTAGCGCCAGGATCGGCAGCGGGAGTGGGGGGTACTTCCTCGCTGTCAGCAACAGCCGCTTCAGCGGCCGTAACTTCTTTGAGGGCGTCATAAGCGGCAACCGCGCCGGTGAGCGCGGCAAGATCAAGAGATCCTGAGATAACTTTGGAAGCCATTTCTTTAAGCAACTTCGGGTAGTTATCACTGGATAGTACCTTGACCGCGCCTTCGTGATTAGCTGTAGCGCGGGCACGTTCGGCGGCGATGCCGTCCTCGCGCGCCGCCTTAGTCAGTGCTTCGATCTCGCCCTGTATGGCGGGATGCTCGGCAACTAATTCTTGCAAGGTCGGCATAGTCGATTTCTCCTTGTCGGGGTTGGTGGAAACAGCGAACTGTTTCGAATCTGATTCTAGTTTCATTTCTATCTTTTCAGCGGCGCTAAGCTGCGAAAAAGTCTCGGATAAAGTAGCCACGTCGTCAATCATTCCGCGACCTAGAGCCTCGTAGGCGCCGACGAGCGCCCCGCGACCGAACTTCTCCGCAACATATGTTGCAGATTTGTCTCGGCCTCGTGCCACTGTCTCAATAAATACGTCTGCGGTTTGGTCCAAAAGGCTTTCGAGTTGATTTCGGCCCTCTTTAGTCGCGGGGTCAAGTCGCTTGTACGGAGATTGCGAGTTGGTAATCTCAATTCTGCCCGCCTCTTTGGCGGTTCGAATCGACATGACCACGCCAATAGACCCTACCGTCCCGGTATCAGCCGAAACAATCTTGTCACATCCGGCAGCAAGCCAATATCCGGCAGAGGCGGCCGATCCGTAGACGTACGCAATTGTGCGCTTATCACACCCGGCAATCATAGACGCAAATTCGGATATTCCGGTTACTGCGCCGCCGGGAGTATCAAACAATAACACAATCGTCTTCACACTGTCATCGTCTTCAAGTGCGCGGAATTCCTGCATCAATCCCTCGGTGGAGGGCCAGCCAAAAAGAGTAGACAACAAACCACTTCGAGATGCCAGGGGGCCGCGGATCGAAAGGGTGGCAACGCCGTTGTCGTTGTAATACGACCACTGGGTGCCTGTTACGGGCCCACCCACATCTAATTGCGCGGAAATAGCGTCGTCATCTCGCGCGGCTTCCAGAGAATATTCGCCGAGATCATGAATTGATGAAATTACATCCTCATTAATCGCCCAATTCTCAGAATATATTTCGGCTAGATATGCTTTGTTACTCATGCAACCCTACCCGTCTATTAAATACGTAGCTGTGAGTCCCTCGTCAACACGTACAACCCCGTCAACCGATTTGCACCACACATATATATCGATGCCGGACCCCGCCTCGGTACAGATGGATAATCCGGTATCGCGCGGCAACGTAGCTTGCTCTGTAGCAAGGGTTGGCGCCGGATCTCCGGTATCTCGATATGTCCAGGTATATGTGGATGTATCGGATAGCGGCCTGACATGCACGCTGGTTATATTAGTGGCCACCTTCTGCCATGACCCCGCGGTTATCGTGATTACATCTGGATTTGCCATATTTTAACTCCCCGGGGGCCTTCCTGGCGGTCGATTTGACGGACCCTCGCTCTCGTTTTCGCTTTCAGATTGTTTTCCGCCCGGAAATGGAGACTCCGGGAGTTCAGTAAATTCTCTTTTCAATTTCGCCCGGTTAGCGCGACCGGAACTACCATTATACTGTCTAGCAACCCGATCTAGTGTCGTTGCACCGAGGTTTACGTATTTTTCATCCGCAGAAGCGGTTTTAGATGGATCAATATTTGGAAGTGGGAAACCCACCCAGTCAGCGTTAAGCCACGCGCATCTCAAATTTGGGTCTGACCAACCGGGGGCTTGAATTCTACCGGCCGCAATCTCACCCGAAAGCCACATTTCGTAGATTGGTGCTAAATAGTCTGAAATTAATTCATTTCGCCAAATCTCCACCACTTGCCAAAACAAAACCAATGTAGCGCGGGATGCACTATAATTTTCCCCAAACTGCATCCATAATATCTCGGCAGGCATCGACATAGACGCGGAAAGCGACTTCATGAACGCGTTGACAAATCGATCGTAATTATCGGCTGGAGTAGATGGTTGAAATGAATGGAGTTTTTCGCCGGGTTCCAGGTTGAAGACGCCAACGGAATTGGGGGTCAGCGCAACTTCGTTCATGGCGCTATAGTTCACGACGCCGGTTGTTGCAGACGTATCAGTAACCACATCGGGCTCTTGGGGTGCTTGGAAATTTCCGGCAGGACCTGAGACCGCATCCATAAACGGATTCGATGCTGGATTGTCGTCCGAGGGCTCAACCCACATAGCAACCGCCGCGTCGTTGATCGCCTTTTTAATGTGGCTCAGCTCAAAATCCGTAAAGTTTTCGAATTCTTGTATCGCGTGCGAAAGCCTAGAAAATCCGCGTTTCTGTCCGGGATATTCTTTTTGGAATCCGTGCAACATGAGCAGCCGACCGGAACGGCGACCAACGCGGGGTACGGAAACTACTGTATATTTTTTGCTAGAATAATCATACGCCAGCACTCGGTACCGAAGCTCTTTACCGTATTTGTCGTAATCAATCCCACAATCAGCATACGGCAACCCGTAAGTGTCGGTAAGCGGATAACCCTGAATCTGGACCGGGTCTATAAACGAAATTTGCAGGGGGTTGGTCAGATTTTTGTCCGCTGAGTAGTGTAAACGAACAAAATATTCACCATCTCGCTGTTGGGCGATGGTAGCAAACCGCTGGCTTTGATATCCGGTCTCATCCTCAGATTTCGAAAATTTCTTGGATGACATAAAGGCGTCAAACGCCTCTGCGACCTGTAGGCTCCATTTTTCAGACTCTTCTGGAGTCATCCCTAAAACCGCGGCCTTGGGCTCGGGCTCCAGTCGCAGTCCAATTCCAGGTACTGTATCGGCAAAACGTTCGACAACGGCGCGCGCCGGCATCGAATCGTGATATGCTGACCGGGCGTTCTGGCGCAGCATCGTGTGATCTAGGACTGGAGTAGCTCCGGATGAAGACAAACCAAACTGCCATTTAGATCCATCGCCACCAGCGCCATAATCGAAATATCCGCCGTAATAATTTCCTAGGCTACCGGATATTCCGGGGCCCAAGTCCACAGGATCGCCCATCGGCGCAGAATCGACAACGCGCAAACTATTACTCATCGCAGGGAATCCGGCCGCACCTAGTAGCCTGGACGCCGCGCGTTTAATACGGTCTAACGCCATATTTTCCTATTGCCCTTCCGAATTTTCTACGGACATTCATTCTGACAACGCCCAGTCCCCGCAATCGGCGATCGATAGCATCTATTCGGGATTCCAGCCAGTCTATAACTTTGAGCTGGTCATCCATGCTGCGCTTGGTCACTGACTGCGACCCCTCGCCGGAATCAAAT